CCGACACAAGGCCGAACACGGCGACGACCGGGCGGCGTTCCTGCTACGGCGGACGACCGCGAAGATCGACGAGGGCGTTGAGCTCGCGGCGATCGAGGACGTCACGAGCTCGGTCTCGAACTTCGGCGACGCCCCGACGCGGCGACCCAAACTGTGAACCAGGTCACGACGCGCGCGGGCTTTGCCTGTACTTTCAACAACTAGGAGGACGATCATTATGAAGATGCAAGTCACTACAATCGAGCCCGACGGTTCCCGGACTGTCGAATATGTCGAGATAGATATGGACAAGATCGAGCGCGAGCGCGAGGAGCGACTCGAGGAGCGCAAGCGAAACGTCCAGCCGCCGAAGCATTACGCGGCCCTCGACGACTGGGATCTGATAGTCGCCTGTTTGCATTACGAGGGCGGGATCACTCACCTCGTAAGCGACGAGATTCAATGGGAGGCATATTGCGCGGCCGACGGGTTCGGCTGGCTCGCTCCCGAGGCGCTCGAGGACATAAATGACGGCTGGGACTGGTCGCATATTCGCGACTCGAGTCCTGCCGGCAAGGCCCGGATCGCGTACTTTTTGCGATCCAAACTTCGTTCAATTTTCAATCTGTAGGAGGACAATCATGACAAGCAAAGCCACAACGAGCCCGAAGATCGAGCTCAAGAACCTCAAGGTCGCCGAGTTCGCAAGTCAGGAAACGACGTGCTTCGAGGCGACCGTGTATGTCGACGGGAAACGCTTCTGTACTGTTCGCAACGAGGGAAGCGGCGGACCGGATTCTCACGACGCCTTGCCGCCGAAGGGCAAGAAGTATTTCGAGACCGGCGAGGAGGCCGGAGCCGCCCGGCGCGAGCTCGATGAGAACGTCCACAATATCGCGCTCCGCCATAACCCGAACGTCGTCCGCAATTACAAGGACGTCCCGGAGACCGAGGTCAAGCCGTGGATCGACGACGACGCCGAGCGTCACGCCGAACACGATCGGGAAATGAGGGAGGACGTCCAAACCTCGTGGAGCGTGTTCGAGTATCTGACCAATGAGGCGCTGACGCGGGCCCTTTACGCGAAGGACCTCAAGCGGCTCCTCGCGAAGCGTGTCGTCATGCTCGAGGACGGGGCGGTCATGCAGACGAAGACCCTGACGAAGCCCCGCCTCGCGATCGCCCTCGATCAGTTCCGAACGACCGAGCCGAACCTCGTGATCCTGAACGACAAGCCGTTCGACGAGGCCCTCGATCTCTTCATCGCGGCGGGCTAGTGCGGAAGGGACGGGCGACTGTGCGGGCCCGGATCGAATCGCACAAGGACGACGTCAAGGTCGAGCTCTGGTCGCGGGCCCATATCGCGAACGGGATCACATACCCTCGGGTTCCCCGGAACTGGGTCCTCCTGAATCACAAGGACCTGACCGATCAGGACATCCTCGATCGCCAGCGTGAGCTCGAGGGCCGAGGCTTTCGTCACGAGCGAACCGTCGACGAGCGGCCGAGCTCATGAGCGCCCCGGAGCGGAACGAGCTCGCCATCAAGATCAGCCTCAATGCGGAGCTCTATCGGCTGGCCGAGGAGGTCCACAAGTGCGCGATCGACGACGAGGAACTTGTCCGCGAGTGCTGGAGGATCTCGCGGGAGGAGGGCGTCACGTTCGACGGTTCGGCGATCTTCGAGCTCGTCAAGGCGACCTATATCAGGGAGTTCGATCGCGCCTTGTAACCTGAGAAGCTGGCGCGTATAAAGAACGGCCCGGACGAGCTCACACTTGTCCGGGCCTTTTTTCGGTCGTGATCTTTGCAGGAGCCGACCGGGCGACGCGAGTCTCTCACGATAGCCCTCACTCCCGCAAGACGCCCCGGAACCTTCGGCCCAGGTCGAAGGCTTTGACGCCGGCGCATAGTGCCCGGAGCTTGTGCGGCTTCCCTTCGCGGACCGCGCCGGAGTCATTGATATATCTATAATCTGTTATTAAAACGGAAGCCGCTCCTGTGCCCCGAAGCTGGGGATAGCTTGGGGATTTTCTGTTGATAACTTGTGGAGGACTTAGCCATGCCTGGACGACTTTGTCGCGATTGTGGCGCGCGGATCCAGTTCATCGAACGCGAGGGCCGGTGGATCCCGGTCGAACCCGGAACCGAGGATCGTCACACTTGCGAGGTCGACGTCATCTGTGAGACTTGCGAGAAGACCTTCCGCGGCGGCTCCTGGATGAAGCAATGCCCGAAATGTTACAAGGGAGCCCGATCCGCCAGCCAGGAGCCCGCCAGCGCGCCCAGGGCGAAGGAAAAGCTCGGGCCGGTATCAGATGACGACGTCCCCTTCTAAGCCCGAGAGCGGTCAGGAGGAGCTCTTCAAGGATCCGGACAAGGTCCGGAGCCCGCCCCGACAAGCTCCGGATCCGGATGATCCAGCCCCGAACTCGCCCGAGGATCTCGGCCTGGCGCCTTCCGGGCCCGTTTACGGGAAGCCGGCCCCGGAGCCGGATCCGCTCCCCGAGAACTTCGCCCGATCGGCGATTCAACACGACGACGCGATCCGCTTCCGCGACTGGATCTTCGAGCAAGATATTCCGACACACGCCCAGGTGACGATCGGCGGGATCCTCGTCGGGCTCTCGGGCCTCGGGCCGAGCGACCTCCGCTGGCTATGCCAGGCGGTCCGCCAGGCCGGCCGGGCTCCCTCGCCGGCGACGATGAAGCGGGCCGTCCTGACTCATGACGTGAGCGTCCTCCGCGAGGACGAGATCGACTAGGCGATCGGGATCCCGAGGGCTTCGACGCCGGCGACCGTCGTGACGCCCCGCTGATATGCGGCCCGGATGTCGCGGACGCCGACCGGGTTCAATGTGACGTTCGCCCGGATACTCTCGAGGACCTCGGCCGAGGTCACGCCGGCGACGCCGATGATCGCGTTCATCTGACTCGCCGCCTCCGCTTGATGAGCCTGGAGCTTCCGCGAGTTGCGGCCCAGGACGCCGGCCAGGGAATGACGGCCTCGGTGTCGGATTCTGTGCGTGTGGGCGTTGACTGTTTTCATGCTTCGACTCCTATGTCGGGAGGAGGGCGTTGTTGACGACGAACCATTCGTCGCTCCCCGTTTTGCGGATTCTAGCGCGCGCGCCGGCGGCGATGCCAGCGGTCACGAGGTTCTGAGATCCGGCCCGCCAGGTGACGGCGGCGTCATCGGTCACGGTCACGGCGGAGCCGTTGACCTCGAGGAACTCGAGCTCGGTCCCGATCTGGAAGGGGACCGTCGCCTGGTCCGGGATATTGAGCGCCATCGCCGCATTGTCCAGGATCACAGTCCCGTCGCGGTTCCTCATTGTCGGCTCGAAGCTGGCGGCGGTGATCGCCTCGATCGTCGGGATCCGGGCGTTCGGTTTGAGGATCCAGCGGTCGGCGGTCAGGTGGAAGAGCTTCCCGCCCTCGCCTTGCTCGAACGTCGGCCGCGCGCCAGCGCCGGCGGCCGTCTGGTCATAGCCCTGGAACTCGATGTCGACGCCGGTCCCGCCGCGAAGATCCAGGAAGCCGGTCCCCAGGTAAAGGAACTCGAGCTCGATCCCGAGCGGATATGAGACTGACGAGTTGGGCGGGACGACGAGCTCGGTCGGCGTCGCGACATTGTCCATTGTGAGAAGCCGGCCGGCGTCCTCCAGGTCGAAGGTATGGGCGGCTCCCGTCTCGAGCTTCTCGTGTCGTCTGAGAACCCCGCCAGGCGTCCAGGTCGTCCCGATATAGGTCCAGTATCGGTTCAGGGTCCGGTCGTAAACCAGGAAGCCCTCACGCGGCGCGATATAGAACCAGGGCGAGCCGTCGGTCTGTCCTGGGACATTAGTGAAGACGGCGATCCGGCCCTGGACGGCGAGCGTGTCCGAGCCCCAGTTCGTCCCGGTCGGCGACGCGCCCAGGAGATAAGAATCGCCGACGGCCGGCGAGCCTGGCTCGGCCGTTCGCTCGTCGATCACATAGCCTTGACACATTAGATCTAGGATGACCATCGACGTGTCGAAGCCGTTCTTCCAGTCGTTCGTCCCGAGCGTAAATTCGTAATTTACGCCTATATTCGAGAGGGCTGTCTGGGGCATGGCTGGGCTCCTTTAGGGACTTATATCACGGAACTCGATCCGGAGACCGAAGCCGAAATCTTGGAACGCCTCGAAAGGCGTGTTAAATGATGTCGAGGCGATCTGGGCCCCTTGCGAAATATCCTGGGGACCGGCGCGGTTATTGAGAACGCGGAACCGCGAGTCGGCTTCGACCTGGTCGAGGAGATCGTTCCAGGCGATGAAGAGACTCGAGCCCGTTCCGCCAGGTGACGGGCTGGAGATAACCTCCGAGAAGATCGTCCCGTCGAGCGTCATCGAGAGCGTCGCGCCGTCGGTCGCGTCGTTAGTGTTAAAGATCCCGGTGTTGTAAACCTGAGTGAGGCCGGTCGATAGGCCCGGACGGCCTTCCCGGCCGACCTTCGGGATGAATTTGAAGCCGCCGCAATTAAACGCCGGGCCGCCGGCGTCGACGGCGAAGCGAACGGTCTGTTCTCGGATCGAATAGTTCTCTTTGAGCTCGATCACGATCCCGGTCCGGAGCATCGGATTGTCCAGGCCGCCGCGGAAGGCGAGCGGGCCCTCGACGGACTCCATGAACTCGAACGCATCCGAGGCGATGATCTGGTCATAAAAGTCGGGAATCTGTTGAGTCCTAGACGTGTCGATCCCGTCGTCGAAGCCGCCGATCGTGAACGAGTGACCGATCTCGCCGCCTGGGAGGCTTTGCCATTGCTCCCAGGTCGAAGCGAAGAACGAGACCCGGTTCCCGTTCGGGACGGCTGTCGCTCCGGTCGCGAAGCAAGGGTCGTTAGTCGGCGAAAGGATGTCATTGAAGGCGTCGATCGAGCCGTCGGGATTCGTCCCGGACTGGAACCAATCCATAAAGACAATCTGGCGGATCGGCGACGACGGCGGCGCGGCATCCTGGACGGTAAACAGCGCGCCCGGCGTCATATCCGCGACGAGAGCCGCGCCGACTTGCATCCTGAGATTGAAGTCGCCGAACCGCGTCGTAATGGTGACCCGCGTCCCGTCGCGCGTCACCGTGAAGGGCATCGTCACGGGCGGGAACTCGATCGACTCCTGGGCGAAGCGCCGGAACTCCTCGGCCATATCCTGGAGGGTCGGGAAGCTCGACGCCGGGATGAAGATCGTCGTCCCGAGGTTCGTCTGTTGGTTTAGCGTGTCGGTGAAGTACAGCAAATAGCGGCGATCCTCGCCTGGGTTCACAGTCCCGAGGAAGTCGATCGTCCAGGCGCGGTCTTGACCGGATCCAGGAACCGGCTCGGGCGTGAATGGCGGAGCGCCGGCGTCGAGGACGATCCCGGTGTTCGGGAGGTTCGCATCGCCGCCGAAGTCGCCGCCGAAGTCGATCCCGAAGCCGAAGACCTCGAACTGGCGCGTCGAGACCGTCTGAGACTCAGCGCCGGCCGTCGTGTCGTTCCGGATCTCGACGGTGAAGTCGAGCTCGTCGGGGATCCCTGGGCTCGATTGAGGAAGGAATCCGTTCTTGATGTATTGATCCGAGAAGATCGGGCCGAAGTCGACGACGGCGACGGAGGTGTCGACCCGCCGGATGACGACGTTCGCGCCGACGTCTCCGCTTTGCTGGATGTCCGGGTCCTCCTGGAGCGTGTCGAAGTCCTGGACCTCCCGGTTCCGAGTATTCCAGGTAATGTCGAAGGTCCCGACGGCGCGCGTCCAGCCGTCGAGATCGTGGAAGCGTTCGAGGTTGATGATCGGATCGCCTGGCGGGATCGGGGCGTTGATCCGGTTCCCCATCGAAATGAGGAGCGCGCTCGCCGAGGCTATGTCGAGCGTGTTGCGGGTCGTCGTCGGGAGGATCTTCACGTTGAAGAGCGACCCCTGGAGCGGGCCGGCCCGCTGGAGAAGGCCGACGCCGAAGCCGATGAACCAGACGACCGAGTTGTCGATATGATCCGCCGGGACGGTGTCGAACAGTCCGGAGTGACACGTCTCGAGCCGGACCAGGCCGCCGCCCAGGTCGAGAACCGACTCGAAGAAGAAGAGCTCCTCGTCGATGAGGAAGACATTCGTCGGCGAGTTCTCGTCGATCGTTGTTGAGGCGGCCGCCGTGAGCTCGGCCAGCGTGACGTCATTGATCCCGTCGATCTCGATGTCCTGGGCGTAAGGCGTGACGTCGCCCTTGTCCCTCGAGATCGCGGCCGTTATGAGAGCGGTCGGCGTGAAGTCGAGCTCGGTCCCCTCGAACAGGAAGTTCGTCCCGCCGCTCCGATCGGCGAACACGTCGAAGGAAATATGCAGCCCGCCATCGCGCGAGCACAGGACGCCCAGGTGTCGCTCGTTGTCCAGCGATAACTGCCAGGGGACCTCCCACAGGCGCTCGCGGAGTGAGGGCTGGGCCTCCGAGGAGACCGGCAGCCAGCCGGTGTCGATCGGATCCGCGAAGGATCCGGCGTTAAAGGCGAAGACGTCCTGGGCGACGTCGAGGATTATCTCGTTGTTGAGGATCTGGCCGCGATCGACTCGAGTGATCCGGACCGGGAGCCGCGTGATGCCGAAACGGCCCCAGGTGAACTCGCGGACATCGCCGGGAACGAGGGCATACTGTGAGCGATCGGTGACGACCTTCATCGTCGGGACCGGCGTCGAGAGCGTCCGGATCTCACGCCAGGCGATCGCGTTCGCGAGCGTCGGATTCTTGACCCCAGGCGAGCGGATCTTCGAGGCGTTGACCGTCTTGACGATGTCCTGGTTGCCCATATCCTGGGCGAGCGCGAAGCTCGTTGTATAGTTTTTCCGCCGATCGGTGAACTCGACGACGACCTGGTTCTGGGTCTCGGCCCAGGCGGGCCGCTGGAACGATTTGACCGACTTGACGTTCGTCTCGTCCAGGAGCGGGAGCGTCCCAGGCGTATAGTCGAAGCGGATGAGCCGGAACGTATAAAGCCCGCTGATCGGGTCCTGAGTGAGGACGCCGTCGACCTGTTGCTCGACCATTTTGATGACTTCGAGGACGTCCAGCGAGCGATCCCATAGCCAGGCGAAGCCCTGACCTTCGGCCTTCATCGTCGCCGCGACGGCCCGGAAGTTGACCAGGTCGACCTCGCCGGCGGACCGCCGGAGGCCCCACTCGTCATTAGTGAGGACCTCGAAGACGACGTTCATCGGGTTCGCGCCGAGGTCGATCTCTTCGTCGCCTGGCTGGAGCGTCGCGAGATCCAGGCCGTCAGGGAAGCGGTCGAGCTCGAACTCGAAGGCCCGGAGGGACGGCGAGAGCCCGATCTCGCCGCGCTCCCAGGTCATATAACAGGTCCCGCGATAGGCCGGTGTCGGCGTCTGGAAGGTCCCCAGATAGGTCGAGATCACCTGGGACTCGGTTCCTGGGAAGATCCTCCCGCCTCCGACCAGGCCGCCGCCGCCGCCGGACTCCTCGCCGCCGAAGAAGCTCGGCTCGTCGATGAAATAGGCCGCGCCAGGATCGGTCGGGACGACGGGCGCGTCGGCGCTCGGCGCGTCCGCGCCCCAGCAAAACGAGCCATCGTTCCGGATGTTGACCAGGAGATCGACCGGCCCTCGGCATAGCGCCATCTGGAGCCCGATCGAATAGCGGAAGCCGGTCGTCACAGTGTCGCTCGAGAAGAGTCCGGTCTTGACCTTCTCGGTGATCGGGTCGGCCTGGAGGTCGCCATACCAGACGACATTGGGCCCGGCCATCTTGACCCGTCCCCAGATGATCGGGACGACCCGCCCCTCGGTCGCCGTCGGGACGTTGAAGTCGCCCAGGCCGGCCGGCTTCGCGTCCTCGAGTTGCGGCTTCGGCCGGAGGAGCTCCGTCAGGAGGAAGGTCGCGATATTGATGATGAGCCAGGTCCAGAAGGGCATCGTCAGGATCCGCCGCGGAGCCGCGTGTTGAAGGGGTTCTTCCTGGGGACGAACGGGAACCCGCCATAATTCAGGACCGCTGCGAACTTGGTGTCGCAAGTCGCCAGCGAGTGATCGCAGCCGGCGAACAGATCTATATCGGATCCCAGGATCGTCTCGGCGAACGGGAGGAGGAGCGTCATCGTGTCGCCGGACTGGGCGAGAATCATCCGCGCGTCTTCGGTCGAGCCGGCCGGGAACCTGGCGAAGCCGCCGACGAAAAAGCCGGCCCCGAGACCGCTCGCGCCGTTCACGGTGATGTCGTTCCCGGAGACGGCGGAGACGAGGCCGGTGAAGTCGAAGAGCGAAATATCGACCTTACAGCGGGCGTCGTAAAGTATGTGATTGCACAGGCCCATATAGGTGAAGCGCGGAGCCGCCCGGTCGAAGATCTTCGTATTCGGATTGCATAGGATCTTCGCCTCGAGCTCGCCGTCGAGCGTGACGTTCGCGATGAAGCCCTCGAAATTTAGGACCGTCTCCTCGGCCGGGTCGTTGATATGGGCCCGGAGGATCCGGACCGAGCCGACCGAGCCGGGGACGTTCGGGATGAATTTCGCGGCGACCGGGTTGTCGATCGTCGTCGTGATCGTGACCTGGCCGGCGACGTCCTCGATCGACGCGCCCGTCTTCGACCTCGAGATCGTCGTCGCGATATAGGTCAGGCCCGACCAGACGACGTCCCGCTGGAACGAGGTGAAGCGGAACGTCTCGAGCCCCAGGACGAACTCATAAAGCTCCAGAACCGAGCCCGACTCGCGACTGGTTTCCTGGGCGTCGAAGGTCATGACGGGACTCCGGTGAGATTAAAGTCGAGGCGGGCCTCGCCGGGCCTATTATGCACAAAGACGGCTTTATCGTTCGCGATTCGATTCAGGCCCAGGAACTCGATCCGGTCGAGCTCGGCCAGCGGAAGCGCCGGCGTGATCCCTGGCGTGATCGTGATCCGTTCGACTGTCGAGGAGATCTCGCTGGATCCGGTGATCTCGTGCTGGCTCAAGGTCCCGTCTGTGCGGACGACCTGGATGTCCGAGCGCGGCGTGATCTCCTGGACGAACTGAGTGAAGCCGAAAGCCTGGAAGTCGATCTGGGTCGCCGTATCGGAAATGTCGGCGATCGGCTTGAAGTCGGTCCGGCCGGTCCCCAGGTAGAAGGAAAGCTGGGAGCCCTTGAGGAAGTGAAGAAGCTCGCGGAAGTCCCAGACCTCCTCGAAGCTCTTCGCCTCGAAGCCGTAAGCGATCGACGGCTTCCCCTTGAGCCAGGGCGAGAACTGGACCGGCGGCGCGGTCTCCGGATCCAGCCGCGTGACCTTCCTCCGGATCCCCTCCGAGAGCGTCGATCCCTTGATGAAGTTGAGGCGGTCGATGTTCGGCTTCGCGGTCGTCTGACCGGCTCCCTGGTAGGAGCCGAAGGCGGCGGCGCTGGCGAGGTCGATATTGTCGAGGACCAGGAACTCGAGCGAGAAGTCGGTCGGCCCGATGGCGAAGCGGCCCTGGCTGAGTGTCGGCTTAGTGAGCGCGGTCCTGACCGGGGCGACGATCGTGTCGATCGCGTCGAACGCCTGGCCGACTCCGACGTCGAGCTCGATGTCGCCTGGATTGACGGCCGAGATCTCGAGCGCCTCGCTCGCGAAGTTGTTGTCGTAAATCATCGCCAGGCCGCCGACCCGGAAGTCCGCGTCGGCCGTGTCGACCAGGACCGTCGTGTCGTTGATCGCCAGCGGGGCGAGGAGCGGCTTCGACTCGAACCAGACCGGGACGCCGAAGACGCGGCCTTGCCAGTCGAACAGGAGCGCATTGATCGAGTCCCTGGTCCGATCGTCGTCGGTCCGGACCTTGAACTGGAACCGCTGGCGCGGCGCTTCCCTGACGTTGATCCGTTGCTCGCTCCCGTCGTTTAGCGGGATGACGTCGGTCTTGAACTCGAGGACCTCCTTGATCGGCGCCTGGGGTCGATACTGGAAGATCGTGATCCGGTTCCCGGTGACTGTGACCTCGATGATGTCCGGCGGAACCAGATCGACGTCGAAGTCGAGCGTCCCGGAGATCGAAGGCGGCCCGGCGGTCGAGACCTGGATATTGAGAATGAAGGCCTCGAGCGAATCGAACAGCCTCGGAAGCGACGGGAGGTTCGTCGCGGCGATGCCAGCCCCGGCGTTATTGACGAAGGCCTCCCAGGTCCGCTTCTCGGTCCGGAAGTTATTGAAGACCTCGATCTCGCGGATCTGGGTCGTGAGCACGTTCCCGAGGGCGAGCTCGCCTGGGATGATGTGCCACTTCTCGAACCAGTCGCCATGTAGGTCAGGCGAAAGGAAGCCGGCGACGTCCTGGTTCGACGGGAGCCCGGTGTTTGTGAGTTGCGTGACGCCGGCGACGTTCGAGCCGTCGGCGTCCTCGTTGACCGTGTCGGGCGCGTCCCATTGAACGCCGAAGGCGGAGAGAAAACTCGCGACACGCTCCCAGGGGACGAGCGTCGGCGTCGCGGTGATCGGATCGAAGGGCGCGGGCGGATACGGGGATCCGACCGGAGGCGCGAAAGCATGGCCGACCGGGACGGGCTGGCCGACGTTCGGATCCGGGAACGGGCCCGCCGGTCCGAGTGTCGGGTTTTGAAAGCCGGCGAAGTCGGTCATAGGCCCGCCTGGCTAGGCGTTCTCGCGACGATACGCGACGCCCGCGTTCCAGGACTCCTCGGTGTCGTTTATCAGGAATTGCTTCCGGATCCAGGGGAAGAAATACCAGTCGTCGCCGGCGATGTTGATGATCTGGCCGGGGTCGATGTTCGTTATGTTGCACATACGGACGTCGGCCTGGAAGCCGACCCGGCGAACCAGATCGGGGGAGGTCGTCGTGTCGACGATCTCGATCGGGCAAGGCACGAGCGGCTTATAAGCGGAGCCGAGCGAGATCGGGAAGCCGTGAAAGGCGGAGAACTCCCTGGAGCCTCGCCAGCCGCCGAAGCCGAGCCAGCGAGGGTTCCCGGCCGAGTCGACATTCGCGCCGGTGTTGCCGGCAAAGTTCGCCCATTCTGTGAGGGGATCCGGTTCGCCAGGATAGCCCGAGACGCGCATCGTCCCGGCGAAAGCCTGGTTAAAGCCTTGAGCGTCCCAGCCGACGGCGTGAAAGTCGGAGCGCGGGGCGTCGATCCGCGTGTTGTTCTGGTCCCAGAATAGAGCATAGGCATATTCCCCGCCGCTCCAGTCGCCGATCTTGTCGATCTCGCCAAAGCCGAAATGCCGGAAGCGCCCGGCATCGACCTCGACGACAACGTGACAATATGCCGGGTTCGCATTGTTCTCGAAGAACCAGAAGGCCGTATGCGGGCCGGCAAAGACATTACAACACCGTTCGGAGTTGATGAGCGTCAAGGTGTTCGAGTTGACACCGTTCCCGGAGTCGCCGGTCGCCGTCCAGGGGTCGGTCGTCGGAGACTGATCCGCGGCGGTCGCCTGATACATTGCCATGTTGCCGAGCTCGGTCGCCTCGGTGTACTGGAACGAGACGAAGATCGAGTTCTTCGAGAAGCCGATCGAGCCGACATCGGCCGTGATCGTGTTGAAGAAGTCCTCGGTCCAGCCGTTCGCCTGGAGGAAGGTCGAGAGTTGAGTCAGGAGGTTCTCGATCGAGGTCGAGCTCCCGGTCTGGAAGGCCATATCAGGCGTCCTCCCTCATGAAGAAAAAGGCGAACTGGTCGGTCCGGTTCGCGCTTTGGAAAGCCCGGTAATAGATCCCGCCGACGATGACGCGATCCTCCGAGACGATGTTATTCCCGGCGGTCGAGCCCCAGAAAACCGAGTCGATCTCGCCTAAGATCTGGAGCGAGGGCTGGCTAAAATAGACGACCGTCGGGATTAGCTGGGTAATGTCGCCGGCGCTGTCTTCGGTCTCGCGGAGCGTCTGAGCCGGCGCGCCAGGGTTCCCGGTCGCCGGGATGACTCCGAGCCATCGGTGATCGGACTGGCTGGCGACGAACTCATCGGCCGGCGCGAGCTCGGTCGCTTGCGGCGCGAGTGTTTGCGCGGGATAGACACTCCGGTCCTCGTTCGAGAAGCGGTTCGAGCCGGCGAAGGTCCAGTTCTTCACGTCATACCAGTTGCCATCGAAGAAGCGGATCCCGGCCGGGCCTCGATCGTTGCCGGCGCTCCCGGTCCAGGCGCCCGGATCCGCGAGTCCCGACTGGGTCGGGCCGGAGCTTCCGAAGGCCTCATTCCAGCGTGAACTCGAGCTCGCGATATACAGCGGATAGGGATACTCGGCCGGGGTCGCGAAGGGATTCAAAAATCCCAGATAGAACGACTCGTAAGTCGAGCCGATCCTCATGACGCCGGAAAGCGCGCGCGGCGTGACGTGGAACCAACACTCGATCGCGCCATTCGAGAGCGGGACGAACGAGGCGACCTCGTTCGGGCTGATATACGAAAATCCAGGCTGATCGACCAGGTCGAACGCGCCATTGAAGCCGGTCATGCCGAAGAGTTGCCAGTTGAAGGTCGCGACGCCGGTGTCCTGGACGCCCAGGATCCCGATATATATCTCGTCCGCGCCGGCATTGCCTGGGCCCTGTAACTGGACCTCGCGATCGAGGACCTGGGGACCGCCGGATCCCGATGTCGTCGGGTTGTCGATCGTCGATGTCGAGCTCGCCACGTTCCGATTGACGGCCCAGTTCTGGGCCTCGAACGTCATATTGAAGGTCGCATCGTCCGCGCCGGTTCCGCCGGTCACGGCGACGGGGTTCGCCGGGTTCGAGGAGTACGCGCCACAGTCGAAGATCCGGATCCCGTCGATGACGCCCGCGGCGACACTCGTGACCTCGAGCGTGAGGACCAGGCCCGAGACGGCGGTCCCGCCGCTGACCGTGAGGATGTCGCCGATCGTGTAACCCGTCCCGCCGGCATTGATCGCGACCGCGATCGCGTTGTTGTTTACGGCCAGGTCGATCAGACGAAGAAGCGCGTCATCATAATCGGTCGCGTTGTAATTGTGAGTCGCGGACACGGCGGTCCTCCTATCCTAGAAGCCGGCGGACCGCTTCGGGGTTCCGCTGGATCGCGTTAATGACGGCCGCCTCGCCCTCGGGCGTCTCGATGCCGGCCGGGATGTCGTTCGGATCTGTGACGTTGACGACGTTGACGACCGGCGGAGCCTGGGCGGCCTGGGCGATGTTGACGTTCGGCTGGATCGCTCCGGATCCGGGAGGCGTGAAGAGCTCCGGGCCGCGCTCCCCGACGAGAACCGGGAGGCCGGCCTGGACCGCTCCGCCAGCCTGGCGCGCGCCTCCGAAGAGCCCGCCGATGAAGCCCAGGAAGCCGCCGCCCTCGCCGCCTCCTCCGAGGCCTCCGAGGATCGAGAAGAGCTCGCTCGCCAGGGCATCGGCGGCGAGTTGTTGCAAGGTCTGGGCGAATTTGAACGGGAGCTCGTCGAGGCCTTCGGCCAGCGGATCCGCCAGGAAGCCGGAGAGCGTCTCCTGGGCGCTCGCGCCGACCTCCTCAAAGAACCCCGTCAAGGTCGCGGTCTCACGCTGGAGGGCGTCCTGTTCGTTCAGGAGCGTTTCCGTGAGCATACCGATCTGTGCCGCCTGTTCGGCCGTTGCGCCAGCCGCCAGGGCCCGGACCTCGGCATTGAGCGCGATCGCTTCGTTGTCGGCTCCCAGGAGGAGGATCTCCTCCTCGAGGCTCTCGATCTGTTCGTCGAAGCTCTCCTTCAATTCGGCCGCCTCGATCTCCTCCCGGAGGGCCCGCTGGGATTCCAGCGCCGCCTCGCCCTGGGCGATGAAGGCGTCCTTCAATTCCTGGACCTCCTCGGTCGGGACCAGATCGCCGAAGGCCTCATTCGCCGCCGCCGCGAGCTCGATCCCTTCGCGATACTGGCGGATAGCCTCGTCGGCATCGTCCCCGAGTTGCGCCTGGATCGCGAGCTCGCCGGTCTGGACCCGGAGGGCTTCCAGGAAGTCCTCGGTCGCATCGGCCGCCGCCTCGAGATCGTCGACCGCGTTCGGGTTTACGATCGGCTTGTCGGTGTCGGCCTCGGCGACCGCCTCCGCTTCCTCCCGGACCTTCCGGAAGGACGGGACGAGGACGTCGTTGATCTTGAGACTCGTCTCGTCGATCGTTGCCGAGAAGTCCTCGGCGAAGTCTGTGACGGCGAGCTTCGCGTTATCGAAGCCGCTCGTATCGCTTAGGATTGTCTGGGCGAGCGCGAAGTCGCCCTCGATGGCCGCGCCTATCGCCGCCGCAATACCGCCCAGGCCTTCGCCGAAGGCGACGAATAGATCCTTGCCGACGCCCAGGAGGCCGAACAGCCCCTCGAGCGCGCCGCCGGCGGCAATGATGACAACGGCGAATTGCTCCATATTTTCCGAGAGCTCGTCGGTCGGGTCGAGGTTGCCGGTGAGCGCATCGCCCAGCGTCCCGAGGACGCCGGCGATGTCGATCAGGAAAGTCGCCAGGACCGAGGACGCGCCGCTCGCCTCGTCGACCTGGCCGACGAAGCTGACAAAAGCGTTATTGAGAACCGTGAGCGCCTGGCCGACCGTCGGGACCGTCTGGGAGAATTGCTCCTCGAGGCCTTCGCCGCCCTTGAGGATCGCCTCGAAGAACTCCTCGCTCGAGACCTTGCCCTCGACGACCAGGTTCCTAAGCTGGCCGACCGAGACGCCGGTCTCACCGAAGCCGCGCGCGGCGGCCTGGGCGAGCGGGAACGCGCCCTCGAGGATCGAGTTGAACTCTTCGGCCCGGACTATGCCGCTCGAGAAGGACTGGGAAAGCTGGCGAAGAGCGCCGGCGGATTCGGCCGCGCTTCCGCCCTGGACGGCGAGCGCCTGGCCGGTGATCTCGGTCAGGCGGAAGAGTTCTTCCTGGGAGGCGCCGAGCTCGTCGGCCGCGATCGAGGCCCTCGAGAAGAGCTCGGCGGTCGCCTGGAGCGGCGTCCTGGTTTGCTGGGCGATCTCGAAGAGCCGCTCGTTCGCAACGGCGAGCTCCTCGGTCGAGTCGGTGACGATCCGGAGGGAGTTCTGGATCTGATTGAACGTGTCCGCGGTACGGACGAGCTCGCGGAAGGATAGCGCCGCAGCGAGCGCGGTCGCAGCCCTGGCAGCCGCCCGAAAGCCGGCCCCGACCGCTCCGGTCCGCCGGTTCAGGCCGCCCAGGGCGCTCCCGGCTCCCCGCGCGCCAGATTGAACGCCGGAGGAGTCAAGGACGACCCGGATGACGCGATCGGTCATGATCCGGATCCTATGGCCGGGCGGTTCGCCTTCTCGAGCTCACGCTTCCGCTTCTCGGCCTCGTCGAGGCCCTTCCAGTGCTCGAGGAGCGTCTTGTCGACTTCCCAGACGATCCGCTTGAGACGGTCCTGGTCGAGCCCGACCCGCTCGGCATAGTCGAATATCGCATTGACCGGGATCGCGCTCCTGGGCCCCTTGCGCTCACTCTGGAGGTCCTTCCAGGCGGTCCAGTAAATCAGGAACTCCGGGCGGACATCGGGCGGATCTGTGAGGTGTTCGGGCGGCTGGAGGCCTCGCTCCTTATAGGCGGCGATAATGCTCTCCGAGACCTCGGAGTCCCCGATCCGGAGAAGATGATCGAGGACGTCTGTCAATTTCCCGCGACTTGCTCCTCGTGAACCTTGCGGAAACGATCCCAGCGCCGGGCCCCTTGCTGGATCCCGGCGAAGAACTTCGGCGCCCGCTTGAATAGCGCGACGGCGTTCTTCTCGTTGAACTTTAGCTTCGCGTCCTTCTTGTCGGCGGGGTCGGTCCACTCCCAGCGGACGATCACGGTCTTCGCGAATATGCGATATAGGATCTCGCGATCTTCCTCCTCGTCGAGCTCGTCGAGACCGTTCCCCTTGAGCGCGATCGTCTCCTGGGCGAGCTCGCGCGCATAGCCCCGATTGAGATTCGGATCGGTCGGCTTGACCCAGACCTTCGCGATTATTTTCCCGCCGAACTCGATGTCGCACTGGAGCCCCTCGTCGATCAATTTGTCGGACGTCTCGAACGCTTCGTAAACCCTCACGGCTTTCCTCCTGGGCCTTCGAGGCCCGGCTTTGATTAGCTACCGGGCAAAATTCACGCGCTGGGCGCTCATCGTATAACCGAAGTCCGAGCTCAGAATCGCCTGATAGGTTCCGGGGATCGTGACGTCGGCGTTCTTGCCTGGGACGTCGGGCGCTCCTCCGGAGAATTTTATCCGCGGGAGATCGAAGATCATCGAGCGACCGTCGCCTCCCTGAGTGATGAGATCCAGCGAGGTCTCGGAGTTCTGGAGGATGACCTCGAGGATCTCCTTGTTGTCGAAATAGGTCGACAAGGTTCCCGTCACCGAGAGCTCACCGACGCCGATCCCGGCCGCGCCAAAGACGCCGACCGCTGGCTGGCGGCGGAGGTTGTTGTTGATCTCGATCGTCGCCTCGAGGACGAAGTTGACGCCGGCGGCGTCGATCGGATCCACTCCCCGGCCGAGCCGGCCGATGTCGTTCGACGTGTTGTAAACGTCGAATTGTTCGGCCGCGACGTCCGCTGGAGTCGCCGCGTATAGGTCGGCATAAGCCGGCGAGGCATCGGAGACGGCGGAATTGAAGCCGAACCAGGTGAGCGAGCCGACCGCGATCGCCTGGGGCGAGAGCGTGATGTTGAAGTTATTCAAGGCCATGCCGAGGAAGAGCTCGCGCGTGATCGGTGAATGATCCTCGAAGCGCCGCTCGACGGCGTTCTGATGAGAGCCGATCGACTCCGCGCCGTTCTCGACGCGGGAGCCATAAAAGGCTTGCACCTGTTCGGTCCCGGCCGCGTCTGTGACCATTCCGGTCTGAGCGTCACAGGTGATCGTGTCGGCCGCGAGATCGACCTCGCGGGCCCGGATCCAGACGTTGTTCTCGGCGGTCGCAAAATCCGCGAATTTGAACCAGGCGCCGATCGTGATCGGGACGCCGGTCCCGAGCGCATCGTCCAGGGCTCCGACCGGGAACGTGAAGACCGCGTCGGATCCAGACACGACGAGCGATATGTCGCCGTTTGCCTGGGCGGCGAAGCCGGTGACATTGATCCGAGTATCGGCGTCCGCCGTCTCGGTTCCGAGGATCGCTGTCGTCGCGGTTCCCGCGAGCGGGTTCACTGTGA